GCGCCGTTCTCGTATTTCTTGCCTACGTAGGACACGTCATAAGTATCGACTTTAATCGTCCGATAATCCTCCTCTATTGGGCCAGCAAGCGACGCTATGGATGTGCAAATACCATTTTCGTCGATATGAATGTAAAAATTACTCATAAAAATCCTCCTCAATAATACTCAATTACTTCCCAAGCCATTGAATACGTATTGTTTAATAAGGTGTTAACTCCAATAGAGTTACCATCGGCAGCTAGTGTTACGTAAGATGCTCCGCCCCCTGACGACATGTTGAAGTTACCACCTACAGGTGTGATAACAAAAGATTTAGCAGGATCAACGTGTGTTATGGTTGTGGTTGTATTACTTACGCCGCGTTGCACGCTCTTAATTGCCATTAAATAACTCCCTCCTCAATAATACTCAATTACTTCCCAAGCCATTGAATACGTATTGTTTAATAAGGTGTTAACTCCAATAGAGTTACCATCGGCAGCTAGTGTTACGTAAGATGCGTTACCTCCAGCAGAGCTACCGAAGTTACCGCCAACAGGCGTAACAACGAACGCTTTATTAGGATCAACGTGAGATATTGTTGCCCCGGCGCTACCGCTGACGCCGCGTTGTACCGATTTGATACCGCCCAACGGCGTCCAAGCAGAGCCGTTCCACCATTCCGCCACGCCGCTGTTATTGCGTGTCGGTATCATCGTCTGTCCACGCATGATGATGTCTCCGTCAGGATCGATCACCAGGGCGTCCCCACCGCTCCATTTGTTAAACACGATGTTCCCATCCGAGCTTATCCGCATGCCGGCAGCAGTATTGCTCCAAGCCGCAATCGTTAAATTCCCGCCGTTGTTAGCCGTGGTAATTAGCGCATCTCCTGCTGCGGTCATCGGGCTATAGTTGCTGTTTCCGGCATTGGGGACGAGCATAAATCCGTTAGCGCCGCCGTTAGACTGGAATTTAAAGCCGTTGGCGTTCTGGGTCGTACTCACGTAGCTGAACGTTGCTAGACCGTTTCCGTCGTCTAAATTGTTATTCGCGGTATTAACCGACTTTGTAGCGTTTTCTATCGAGAGTAGCTTTTGGCCCGAGTTGTTAGCGAAATAAACGTCTCCGGCGGTATTGGCTTGGAGGTAAAATTGGCGAGTCACGCCGCTCGCATCCGTCCCTTTGAAGTAGATCGGCCAAGACCATTGCGTGCTGCCAGCAGGGACGTTCATAACGAGGCTTCCGTTCATAGTCATCGACTTGAATACGGCGCCACCGCTGCCGTCGTCTAACGTGTTGTTAGGCGTGTATATCGGAGTGGCAGCGTTGAATCGACCACCGAGCTTCAACGGAGCTGAGCCAGTCTTAGCTCCGTTCCAAGACTCAATATAATTGTTTGCGTTATCAGCCGTGAACTGAAGAAATTGCGTTGACGCCTTCCCCGTCCATATATCCGAATTTACCGTCAGATCGCTACTAAACGTCGCAGCACCGGTAACCGCTAAGGTCGAGCTGAGCGTTGTAGCGCCGGTAACCGCTAATGTCGAACTGAGCGTTGTTGCACCGGTAACCGCCAGGGTCGAACTAAACGTCGCTGCACCGCTGTAGGTCGCCACACCGATTGACGTACCCGTCGTGTTCGAAACCGGTATCGCCGCACCCAGCGTCGCGTCCGTCACAGTGTCCGTGTACGTGGACGTCGACAGCGTCGTGATCGTAGTAACCAGCTTTTGCGTTCCATCCGCGCCACCAACGGCCGTACGGTATATCCGAAGCCCGATCGCACTAGCCGGCCAAGACGCACCTACCGGCAGGCCCGAAAGCTGGATCGCCTGATTACCACTGGTTGTCGTTATGCTGATTGTGGCGGATCCAGCGGTCTCACCCGTGATTACCGTGGTTCCGTTTGTCTTCTTGTAGCCGGTGATATACGTCAGCTTGTACTTGTACGCACCGACGCCTAGCGCCGTCCCTGCCACGACAGAGACGGTAATACCCGCCGTAGAAGGCGTGGAAATGACGGGGGCGAGCGTAATCGTGCCGATGTCGTGCTTGCCGGAGAAAATATCGACCAGCTGGTTGACGTCGGAGGCCAACGGCAGATCGCCGGAACTTACTTTATATAACGCCATTTACGTTTACCTCCTAGTTACCGTTATGCAGCACTTGCCAAATGATTGACAGCTGCGACGTCGAGTCGTGCGTCACGCCGGTCAGTGCGACGTGGCTCCACAGCTGACCGCTGGCGTCCCACAGCCCCGCTTCCGTTAAGGCGATACTAGACGTGGGATTCGTCCCAGCGTCGTAGGTGCCGAGCACTTCGGATTGCGTGTATGTGCACGAGTATTGCGTATAATACTGTAGCCACGTCGTAGCGTAGTCCAGCGCTTTTCGGCTGCCGGATACTTCCGCCCATAAGCCGGTGTCGTTAGGCGTTGTTCCGGTCTGCCCGAACGGCGGAGATCCGGTACCGACCGAGATCTTCGACGGCACATAAGCGCCTGTGCCGGCCCACAGCGCTGCGGACTGCTGTCGCGCGTAATTTGTCAACTGGTTCTTGAACGTCTTATCGTAAATGACGGCGCCGGTCGCGATATCCGTCTTGACGACGCGAACCGTCCCGACCGCCTGTAGTGAGTCGTCCATAGCCGTCTCCTTTCGTTGCTTGGTACTAGAACCCGGCAAGCGGCGTTGGCGCCGGTGCTGGCGTGTTCATGCGGGATAGCTCGTCATCTACGAGAAGGCCGATTTCGCGTTTGATCATATCAAGGTAGGCATTTTCATTGGCGTATCCCAATCCTTCGTAATCCAGTCCGTACGAATATTCCTTGACGTAGCTTGGATCCGGCGTGCCATCTTCAAGCGTCTTGGCCTCATCCGTGTGAACCAGGAAGTAATATTGTGTTGTTTGTTTTTCAGCCGTTAGGTACTTCATGTGGTTTACTCCTCCTTAAAGAACCAGCGAGTAGGCGAGGGAATAAGTGTAGCTGCTGGTGTCGACATGTTGTACATATACACCCCACGAACGAGGTAATGGATATGATGTTACCTGCGATATCCCAGAAGCACCAGAACCACTCGCTCCAGGGTAAAGGATAAAATAATAGGTACCTGTCGCTGTAATAGGGGCCGGGGTAGCATTGAGGGTTCTGCCAGAACCAACAACAGGTTCGACGTTTTGGATCAACACTTTAAGACCGCCTGTACCGCTTGCGGCAGTGATATTAAGGGATACGAGTACGCCTCTAGCGTTGTAGTTAGTTTGGTTCGGACTAACAACGTCAGCCGTCCTCGCCGCACTCGCCAGCAGCGTACCCTGTTGATTATTTCTCCAGCGATTCCACACTCCATTCTGAGCATCAAAAGCTAACTGATAGCTGCCTGCGGTTAAACCATAGCTTGTAGCTGACAAACTATCATTAGTTGTTGTGATGGCTGCTTCATTACCTAAGCTGTTATACAGCGTTGTTTTTACCTGCCCGCCGTTTACCGTATTATTGCTGCCGGTTAGCGATACAAGCGTGTTACCGCTGGAGTCGCCTGCTGCCGGCACCCACGCCGTTCCGTTCCACTTATAATCGCCTGTCGGCGTCACCATCGTCACGCCGTCGCTCGTCGCAAATACCGGGTAGCCGCTGGAGACCGCTGATCCTACGCCATATACCGTTGCTGCTGCTGGATTTGCCATCTATGTCGTTCCTCCGTCCTATTCTCGTATATAAATTACCGGCCATAGCGTCAGCGCCGTTGTTTTCTCGACTGTTCCGACCCACGCCCCGCCGGATCCCCAGTACCAGCCGCAACTTGGCGCCTGATACGCGTTTCCCTGCTGATCGTAAGCCGTGTAGGTCGTGCCGTCGCCCCATACCTGAGACGTCGGGCTGAACCGCTGGGCACGTATCGACTCGCCCATAGACACCTGGTCGTAAGGCGACGTGTACTCCTGGAGTAGCGTGTTGGCCGGGTCGACGTCGTCGTCCGTAATGGCGTTGGTGCGTAGCTCCTTGATGAGCGCTATAAACGAATCCAGTTTCATGTCGTCACCCCGTTATACCAGATATGGCGAGTCGGCGAATTCGATATTATAGAACGCCACAAGACCGCCTGAATCGTTTTTGACGATGCTCTTCAGCACACGCTGCACGAACATGATCTCGTCCATGCCGCCGAATCGTCTGGCCGACTTGAACGTAAAATACTGCCCAGCACGCCATCCGATCTGCGTGGTACCGTTGAAGTACGTCGTGAACGTCCCGCCGACCTGCGGGTATCGGTACTTCTGCAGCATCAGCTGCCCTTTCGCTTGGACGGCCGATAACGTCGAGTTACTGAGCGACTTATCGGTGTGTACGTAGTCATAACGTCCTGTCGTGCCGCCCTCGATCGCAGCCGTTGCTTGCTGTGCCTGCGGGTCCGACGCATAATAGACGAGGTCACGTAAGTAGTAGAACCGTACCGCGACGATATAGCCGGCTGGAATGACGCCGGAGCCGTTGAAGTTCGGTATGCGGCAGATGTGCTGCGTGTAATGAATGTACGCTGTGTTCGCATCGCCGCCCCGATTCGGAGCCCCGTCGATCAAGTCTTTTTTGATCGTCATAGTCGTACCACCGGTCGGCGTTCCGCCTGACGCAAATCCGCTGTCCGCCTGATAAGCGGCGTAGGACGAGTAAACCGATACAGCAACGTCCCCTTTGACGGATGATACACGGTACCCCAGATTCCACTGAGCCGTCTGACCATCGGCCTGGAACGTCAGCGTCATAAAGTTGTCTGACCGAGTCTTGAAGCCTTTGATGAATATCGAATTAAACTGTTGTTGCGAGTTTTCCGTGATCTCGAGATCGCCGTAGTTAGTCACGTCGTTATCGACATCCAGCGTATTGTTCGGCAGCGGCGACGTGATCGTCTCCAGGCTGTAGAAGTGGACGTCCTTGAAGTAATCAACGTAGTAGCCGTACTCAATTTGATCGGCGATCGACTTGATCGCGTCGGACGTTTTACGGTAGTCGAAATACTGCGGGATTACTATCGTGGACGTAGGTTGGACGTTATACGTGGTGAAGTCGGGGGCAAACGTCTGGACGATTTTCTTGATGACGCTGGAGGGCTCGTCTTGGTTGTACCAAGCCGTCACCAGGCGTCTGTCCAGCCAGTGTACGTAGCTCTTGACGTGTACGTCGTAAATCAGCGCCACACCGTCGTCGTTCTCCTTGACTTCGGTTATAACGCCGGCAAATTCGCGGTATGGCTTCGAAGATCCGTCTGGTGCCGTGATCATAACGGATGGGTTCTGCCAGACGACCTGCTCGCCGCACATCGGCCGAGGCGCGGTTACCCACGTTCCGCCGGTAATATCGTACACTTGATCGCCCGGATTCAGCCAAATTTGGAAGTCCATCGTATCGGACGTCATAATGATGTTGTTGTTAACATGTACCGTTTCGTACGGTACAGTCGGTGTGTAATCTAACGTATTAACGAGTATTTGGACGGTAGCCGTCACGTAATGCCTCCTTCCCCGTAAAAACGAGAAGGA